GTGCGATTTATTTCAGCAGTTAATCCATCATCAAAATGACGGGCAATTGGTCGTCCTACCATTGCTACCCCAACAAGCTTGTCATTATTTTCTACACTTATTGAGAATTTATGACCGCGTGGAGCCTTATTATGTCGATGCAATGCAGTGACAAAAGCACATGCTTTTCTGAATGTAATTGGGCGAATAACCAAACTCATTCTTCACTTTCACCATCACGGCCATCGACCTAATTTACGATCAAGTGCCAAGCCTTTAATGCTTCTATTATGTAAAGTTGAATGATTAATACCAAGCTCGCGAGACCATTCAGCTAATGTTTGAGTTCTCCCCTTGAAAGTTATTCTTACATTATTCCTCCTGTTGTTTTCTTGTTGTACCCGAGTAGCCCACCGGCAATTAGTCTTATAATAGCCTTTGTTATTATTCTTTCTGTCTAAGGAAGTGCCAATTGGGCTTGGCCCCATATCTTTATAAAAGATTTCAAAAACTGACCACTGCGCACAAACTTTAATTCCACGTGCACCATAATTTATGTAACCGCTACACTTTGGATTATAACAGCGTCTGTGCATGGCATACCAAGCCATATATTCTCGTCTTGAACCAGTTGGATAACGTTTGTTCCAAGGAACACACCCCTTTTTCCTTCCAACCTTATGTTTCGTCTTCTTCACCGTCTCTACCCCCTTTAGGGAGATTGGACCAGTAGTTAGCACCATTCATTAACACACTGTCAACCACAAATGTTCCCATCGCGTAATTTTGTGAGACAATCAAGGTGATTTTGTCTTCATCATTTCGGCCCCCTGCTACATGGAGACGTGCCAAACCCATTTTATGCTCGGCTACCGTCTGATTATAGGTGATGATGACATCGGCGTGGGCAATTTTGCTCCATGCCTCGGCCACATGGTCAGAACCTACATTTTTAGCTTTTTCAGAGAGGCGATTGCCTTGACTGACAACCGCCCCTGCCATATTGCGGGATACCAAGATACCTCGGATATCTTTATAGATTTCATCTATGGACAAACGGTAGTTGTTTTTGTCCACATTCATAAGATCAGGATAATCAACAATAAGTAAATCAGGAATAAAACGTTCATTAGACTCCAAATTATCCAGATAGGCTTCAAGTTTCCGAACAGTGAGATTACCAGTTGGGAACTGCTTGATAATAACATTATCGAGTAGACGAGGACCAAATTTGTCAATTTTCTTTTCCAGTCTTTTTCTTATATTCGGGTCATTCATAAATAGTTTGGGTTTTATCTCGATCTCATCTAACCCCACTAACCGACCTAGCTGGTCGCGTTCGAATTTAGTGACTATTTGCTTTTCGTTACGTTTAGACATGGCGAACAGCGCTTGCATGTAGCGCTGTGCTGACCTATCCTCGGACATCTCGAGCGAGATGTGCACGACCCGTAACCTGTGCAAGATGGCCATTTTGGCCAGTTGGATAAGCATCCATGTCTTACCACGCTTTGCAGCTGCAATGTACAACCACAGTTCTTTACGGGTGGGGCCGAACCCTCGTTTGTCCAACTCAGGTATGCCTGTGGGAAAACAGTGGGTACCTTGGTCTAAGAAATCCAATACCCGATCTCGATTTGATAGTCGGAGGCCGGGGTCAAACACAGATGCCACTTGATGGCGTGATGCACTAATTAGCTTTTCAGCTTCTTCAAGCGAATCATCAGTATCGCGTTGCAGTGCTTTAGCCAGATCAACAGCTATGGTACGCAATGATTGTCGCTTGATGAAATTTTCTAACTGCCCCATGACATATGGGGCATTAATGCTTTCAGATTGACTGTGAATACTTAGAAGTATGTCTTCATAAAGGCTGGCTTCACGAGGGTTCTTTTTGTTTTCAAGCTTGTCGGCCATCAGATCAGCAATGTGATCCTTGGGAGCTTTCTTATAACGATCTACGTACTCATAGATACGCGGGGCAATGACCTTGAACGGTCCTCCCCAAAATTCAAGTTCAATTAGGTTGCGTATAGTGGCGCAGTTAAGATCATCATAACAAAGGATTGTTATGAAGTTTTCTTGCAACGCCGAAAGAGAAACAGTCATTTATTTCCGATTGACCAAAGCATCAAATGCAGCTTGTCCATCAGCACTGGCTGCCCATTCATCAGACTCTTCTGATGTAGCATCAAACTCACCATTAATCACTCGCTGCCGCAAAGCCAATGCGGCGGGTGTTCCGGCTACAAAAAGATCAGCTGCCAATCGCATTTCAGGGAAAGCAAGAGGGGATAGAAAGTCATGGTAATAGCCGGTTGCAGCCTTGACTGCCATCTCAGACAAATCAGCCTTACGCAGTTCATTTGCTAGGATATCTGTGGTATGCATAAGATGCTCTTTCTGATGGCTAGCCACCAATCATATCCAAATGGCAGAATGCCAAAGAGGATAATTCCTGTAAGTGTAGTGCTTAAGATCATTATATACTCTTTTTCTTAAACATTTTAAGAATCATATGTCCCATGTTTGACTTCAGATAATCAGGGAAAGCATTGTCTACTATTTCATATATACGGGGCAGGTTATAGATCAATGCTCCAACGGATGGGGTGGCCCCTCGCTCCTTCAAATCATAAGCTATCAAACCAAATATCATTCTAAGGAAACCTGTTTGAGTAATTTTGTTGCTATCCCATCCCTTGAAATATTTATTAAAGAAAATGATCAAACTGGGGAAGTTAGCTTCATAATGCTTGACAAGGGCTGGGGGTAGGCTGGAATAGGGCATGGGGCGGCTTATAGCGGCTGTCAGCGCTTCAAAAATGGTTTCAGGGGCCGTAGTAGCCCCATTTGAAACGTTGCTCACACGGCCCCCCAGCAAGGATATGGTTATAGCCTTAACTGCCTCCAAATCGGCACGGTTCAGGTTTGGTAGTGCGGCAAGGATTTCATCCTTATAGATGTTGGTTGTATCTAACTTGGGCATTGGTAGTCTTTCTTTTGAACTCCCTGTAGTAGGTTCTATAGGCATCAACACAAAGCTGACATCTACAGTTCTGACGTCGATAATATTGAGGAGTCCCATGAACCGAAGCATGAACTTCTTTATGATGTTCAATACAACGAAGTTCACATTTACTAAGCTCGTCAAAAACATTCTTAGAGGAGTAGCGCTTTCCTATTGTAAAAGACTTCGATTTTGAATCTTTATGATGAAATTGAAGTCTTTCGACGGAGCCACAAACAACACACTTCCCACCAAGCAATGCCATGAATTGCGTTTTGCGACGATAATAGTGACGTAATTGAGGGCTTTGTTCTTTCATCGTCGTCATAACCAGCTTGGCTATGGAGCCTCAATATCATTCAGATTCTGTCTTAACAGATCAACCGTGCGCCACTCTAGTATCTTGAGGCGGGCACGATGCAATCGCGTCTTGACAGTACCTGTTGGGATATTTAACAGTTTGGCAACTTCACCATAGGTTTGGTCAGGATGATCTCTGACATAGAGTAAAACTTCGTATTGTTTAGGAGAGCGGTATTTCAGGACCGTCAGATAAGGGGAGTCAGTTCCTTTCAGCACAAAGTATTTTTTGTTTCTATTCATGTTTCCCTCAAGTAGACTTCATCGATTAATTTCAAGTACTCGGCAATAGGTATCCACTTGGTGGGGACGGCAAAGCCGGGTAGCCACCATCCTTCCATGGAATCAAGATCAGGTACCAAGATAGACCATCCATCCCTGCTTCTGGCTATTCGGGCTACAATTCCTGGAAGTGTGGCATCTAGGGTAGCCCCCTGACTTCCATCCGCGGCGGCAATACCGCCAACAGCAAACAGGGGAAACATGGCACGTCGACTAAGCTTAGTCATCAGGGCAGCCTTTCAGGTTTTTGAGGACGACTTGGTGCATAATTTGGCGTACAAACTTGATCATGAGAGGCAATCTTAGGACTTTCTCAAATTTGAGCAGATGATGCAGGTAGATACGCTGTCTACCTGTTTCCATGGTAGCTAGATAGGCTCTGCTGATTCCTACCTTTTTAGCCAACTGGGCTTGTGTCATGCCCAGTTCCTCTCTTCGAGCAACGATTAATTTGCTCATCTTGATATAGATCGGTTCTACTTGACGACTCATCTGAGCCCTTTTCTGATTTGATGGATTTTGAGCATTGTCTCCCTGTGTGGCCCTGCCAATGCTTTAAGCAGGTCTTTAAGTTCATCCGTCAGTGGAATAAACTTCCAATGGCCCAAATCACGGTAACTTACCCCAATAGCTCTAGCCAAGAGGTAAGCTGGATGCTCATATCCAGTTTCTTGGCTTCCGGGGGGTTTAGGCAGGCCAAAGGTATTTCGTGCTGGCTCCCAGTATTGGCGAAATTCATCGTGGGTCATACTTTCCTCTTACGTTTGATTTGATAAATCTTGAGCATGGTCTCTCTGTGAGGGCCAGTAATGCCTAGAAGTATGATCTTTAACTCAGGGGTAAGATGGATAAGCTTCCAGTCCCCTGCATTGAGATAGTTGATCCCTAGCTTTTTACCTAACTTCATAGAGTGATCGAATCCATGCACGTCATCATCTTCACCCCTACTTGCAAGTGCTATCCTTGCTGGAAGCCAATATTGAGTAAATTCATCGTCTGTCATCTATGGAAGCTTCCTTTCAGCAGACAGTACAAGCTATAGTCGAGATCATTGCCTAATCCTGAAGGTGGTGAATGGGCATAGCTTTGCCTACGACAAGACAAAGCTAGTTCTGAAGTATGGAGCCAGAACACAGACAGTTTCAAGATAACCTACTTCCATAGAAGTAGGACAAGTAAGCCGGGATTGTGCTGTCGGCTTTTCTATCTTGATCATTCAATGCGGGAAAATCATACTTCCACCAAACTGTTAATGGAAGTAACTTCCTGAAGGTGTGCAGCGGTGCAGAGCCTTCTCCTGATCACGCCTCACGGCGGGACCTTAAGGTAGAAGTGGATGCCCTTCCACAGATTCACCCACGGTCTTGATCCCATGGAGTCGGCCCAAACGGAGGGCTGGCTATGGCCAGCTAACTTTGTTACCGAAGTGATCTGGACTCGGGGGCGGAGGTTGGGTTATTTAGACCCTAGCTGCCGCGAGCAGCGAATCTCAGATACTTGGTAGAAGCAAGTTTTCTGACGAAGCCGTTCAGCTTGTAACTGGGCGGCTTCACACTTCGTAGCCCTCTTCATTATTCTTGTCAAATTGGGTTATTTGATCTGAACGCAACCCTAAAGCTTCCTTGCTTTGTTTAAGGCAAAAAAAACCGAGGGCGGTTAAGCCCTCGGCTCTCTTAGTTGCTGCTGGTTTAAACAGTGATCCTCTCGTCACTTGGCTCGTCGATGTCACTCTCATTGTTGAACAGGGCCTGCAGGAACGCGTCATCATTCAGGCTGTTCTTGTCGACTTCGCCGGTATCAGCTGCCTTTAACACTTTGGCCGCATTGGCGCTGCTGACGTCGTCGTCCATGGCCGCCAGTGAATCCACGCAGTCATCAATGGCTGACTTTTCCTCGTCCGAGATCAGCTTGGCCTTGTGAAGTTCTGCCACTGTGCGGTGCTTGGTCTTGTCATAGCCGTTCTCTGCCGTCAGCTTGAACGAAAGATGGGGCATATGGCGGTCAATCACCCTTTTCAGAAGCTTTGACATGTGGTTCTCTTCCTGTTTTAGAGCTCCTCAGTTTGATCAAAAGTGAGCGCTCAAACCCACTTTTGCATATGGCGGGTGCCGCCATATTTCTATTGGCCATTAGGCCAAAACTTGAACCTATCAGCCTGCCCTAGCTGTATGAGCCTAACATGGGCAACGGTAGCGCCATGTGGCCCAGCCAATGCCCTAAGCATGCTTTGCCTAGCTGCATCACGGGGCCTGCTACCGCGCTTAATAGCCACATAAACAGCGCTGGCGGCATTGCTACGGCCTTGGTCATTATAAGTGTTATATCCCAAGCAGATTCTGAGAGCCGTAGCTGGGCCGCGCCTATAGCCGGGCCGGACCCACATTATAGTAACCATATCGGCGCGAATTGTTTTGTGTGTTTTTCTTTCGATAATAGCCATGGCTGGCATATTGAGCATCGCAGCCTTCCACAGCCCACGCCAATAGACTGGGTCCCAGCTTGAATTGTACATGAAAATTTCCTAAAAGAGGAAGGGTCTGCGGACCGGGAAAACAGGAGGAGAATCCTAAAAACCCGATCCGCACCCTTGCTAAGTCAGTCCTAGAGGATACTGACCGCAAACTGCATGGTGGTCACTCATTCAAAGCTTAGAGCAAAACAAATTTCGCTTCAACACTCTTCATGGCACTGTTTTGACAAAAGCTGATTGTTCCCCTACCACGGCATAAATCAGGTATTTGCCGCCACCAATAGTTTGTTTGGTCTTTGCTGAAGCTTCAGCCGCTACAAGCGTTGGCGCTTCATCCCTTGCATAGTGACCAACACCATCTTTTTTGACTACGGTAAAGTAGTCGGCATTTTCAGTGAACCATGCATCACGTTCTTGATACGTTTGGAAATCAGGTAGCAGTTTGGGTTTCATGGTTGAACCTTTTGACATCCAGGTTGGTCGTTTTCGTCAAAGACAAATTCATGTACTGCGTAAGGTGGCCCGTTCATCCAGCCTTCTAAAAATTGGATAGCGATGATGGTGCGGGTTCCAATATCAGTGACACGCCAAATATGATTGTCACAGATAAAATCTGTACCGATTACAAATTCTGAATGGTTCATGACAGAATCCTTTTCGCAACATAGAGAACCGGCCATAGCCCAAGTATCATGGCAATCCATGCCCAAGGGTCAGGGGAAAGGCCACTTAACATTCCCATTCCAATTAGAACCCATGAAGCAGCAAAAGATATTACTGCTACCAGATCCCATGGATGTTTTACGTTTTTGGCCATGATAGTTCTATCTCCTCATTGGTTGGTGGTGGAACTGGTTTAAGATTGAGAAGGTAGTCTTTGACCATCCTCTCACTTACTATTTGAGAGATGGACATTTTGCCAGCTCTGTTACGTTCGACGTTGATCTCTTGAAGATCAAAGTTTATCCATTGGGGCATATTTTCTCCTGAAAATTGGACAAATAAAAAAGGCCCTCGCAGGCATCACAGCTGCGAGGGCCAAGTCAAGCCGGGTGGGAGGAAACGAGTTCCCGACTTGTAACTTAAACTTTTGCTACTTTAAGAAAGTATCTTGTGATGGGGCGTTGGCCTTTACGTTGCTCCTTAACACGTTCGACCTTGGCACCATTTTCCTCGAGGGAGTTGAGAACGTTCAGTTGAACACTCCCAACTACAGCCTTTACTTCTTCCAGAGATGCACCGCTCTTACGAGCGTACATGGCTACAGCTTTGGATTTGGCACTTCCTTTACGAAATCCCCAAATATCCCGTTCTACCTTGCTTTCAGCCTTTGGCTTGGCAGCCTTTACCTTATTATGGGCTTTTGCTGCCCTTACTGTGGCTTTAGGTGCGTTTTTTGCCTTAGCTAGGGCTTTGGCAGTAGCCTTTTTCACGGGCTTACCAGTGGCCTTTACAGGGGCGTGGTCTTGACCATTATTTTTATCGCTGGCTTTGGTCCGAGCCGGGCGAGACTCAACTACGCTATCTGCTGCCATGAGCATAAACTCTGCTTTGTTATTGGCATCCCTTAAAAGGAAAGCTGGGATGTCAAGAGGGTCGGGCTCCAGTTCGCCCATAAAGCTTTTCCTTCTTTATAGATTTTTAACTAGTGATCTGGAACTTGGTTGTCAAGTCTA